GTCTTGGGAAATGGGATCGGTGAGAAATCGATCCCGTAATCCTGAGAGAAAGGGGTGGGATGGTTCATGTCTCCAACCCCTAACTATTCCTTGGATGTATTTGGTGAATATCTGAGCTCGGGTGTTGACGCGCCACTCGGCTGGCGTCATAGCTACCTGGATTGGTGTTAAATCCTCATTTATCTTCCCTAAACCTCGGCACAAAGTCCCTAGGTTTCTGGAAGGATAATACTTAGAGCTACCATTCCTTGACCCCAAAATAGGTGAATACTTCAAATACTGCACTTTTTCAAACACTGGTAAACCCATAGAGTCCACACAATGTTCAGCTGTTACTTTATGACCCACTTCAGCTGCTGCCTGCTTTATTAAGCTAAGCATATCCAAGCTTACAGTAGAATCTTCATATCTTAAAAGCTCTTGTACAACAGCCCCAAAAATAAGTGACTGGGCAGTACAATTAAGCAAAGTGGTCAAAGAAGTCCCCGACCCTTCAAAACATGATGGGAACAAAATCCTAAATAATTCCTTCGGATTTTGGGGATTAACACACTTTATCGGTTGTTTACACTGCCATAAATACTCATATGAGGCTTCTTCATCTATATTCGCTAACATTCTTCTCACCAAATTAAAAATAAGAGGACCATTCGAACTATCGCAACTAGAAATGTCCACATTAGCCCATCCAAAAACGCCGTTTAAATTCCACGCTATAACTGCATCATCGGAAAAGCAAATGTAGCATATAGAATTAGGTACAAACTGAACGTTGTATAACATCTCAAAAGATTTATCTATATCATCTAGAGATGGGGTAGTGTGTATAATAAGGTCACATAACAACTCCTCATTACTATATAAACGTCTAGTAAAGGAGTAACGACCTTGCACAAATTTCTTGGCTAGTGCAATAACATGCGGTGAAGCAAAGCTGGATTCTGGTCCATAACTGACAAAAATCCTAGATGGTTTAGAGGGATTCAATTTATCAAGCTCATCCTTCAAATAGGCTTGACACTCACACACCACCCGTATAGGTGAGTGTTGCACTCCAGCTAACACGCTAATACGCTGAGTTCTTTTGGGTCCAGGTAAATAAGCATACTGTTCCCTATTACAACTAAGAGAATACAGATAAGCGTAAGCTGAAAAAACCCCATCTCTCATCTGGCAACCAACTGAGCTAATGTAGTCAGACAACCTAGAGACACTCCAACGTTTGGTGGTAGAAACCAACTCTTTTATAACATCCATCACCATGGAGTCATCTTCACCACGAATAGGGCTTACCCCACCGTAATAGGGGTCCCTAACATACATATACCGATTAGGACGATCGCGCTCCATAAGACCCTCATGTTCCATAGATAACGCCCGATGCCCTTGTCCTCTTCCACGCTCTGGATAACTAAGGGTGTAATTCAACAACCCTAGTGTTTTATTTTGATATTC